TTAACCGCATTTTTGTTGGCTGGCTGTGATGACGGAATGATACAAAAGCAAACGTGGGCGTATGCCGAACTTTGTATCAGCGGTGTAGTTTACCTCCGCTCGCCCAACGGCAGCCTAACCCCAAAAATTAACGCAGATTTTTATCCTTATACTTGCCAAAAAGGAGTAACAAACAATGGCTAAAATGAAACCTATTACTCGTAAAGATCCTGAAAATTTCCTGATTTGCTGTAAAGCCTTAGCAAAAGCACTCGTAGATGACCGAGATGGCATTACACAGGCGTTATTTGGCGGTATCACACATTTTAATGGTTCAGTAAATGGCAATGAAACGATACTGGAAGCCGTGTTAGGCAAGAAATGCGGAAAAATCAAACTCACAATCAGTAAGGAATTAAAAAATGGCTAAACGCGCAACAAGAGTAAAAAGTGAAGTGCAAGAAATCGCCTTGCAAACCCAAGATGAAGTGGCGTTGGCGATTAAACAGATCGGCGATTTAGAGCGTGAGCAGGTGCGATTGACCACCCAGCAAGCGGACGAGAAAGCAGCGGTTGATGAAAAATACACGGCACAGTTGACCGCGCTGAAAGAACAAGTGAAGCCGTTGCAAAAGGCGGTGCAGGCGTTTTGTGAAACTCGTCGTTTAGAGCTCACTAACGGCGGCAAACAGAGGACGGCTTACTTTACCACCGGAGAAGTACAATGGCGTGCCAAACCGCCTGCAGTGGTTGCCAAAGGCATTGACGGCATTTTAGAAAGCCTGCGCAATTTGGGGCTTTTTCGCTTTATTCGCACGAAAGAAGAGCTCAATAAGGAAGCGATGCTTGCCGAGCCTGATATTGCACGCTCTATTTCGGGCGTAACTATTCGAGAAGGCGTAGAAGAGTTTGTGATTAAGCCGAATGATGAAGAGGTGCGGAAATGAGTCGAAGACCAAAGATCGACCGCGATGTGCTAGAAGAAGCCTATCGCGAAGCAACAGAAACCGCAGCAGCAATGGAGCGTTCTGGCAATTATGCCCGAGCTAGTGAATTGTGGGGAGAAGCAGCAAAGCAAGCGGTAACACTCAAACAACGTGAGTGGTGCAACACGCGCAAAACCTACTGCAAAGCATGGCAAGGTAAACGGGAGAAAAGACAATGATTTCCACACTAGAAGCCTTAAAAATGCAACTTCGCCAAGCGATTATTCAGCTGGAACAGGCTGAAAAATCACTAGACAAAGGACAAACGGAATACGCAAAAGTATATGTCCATAATGCGAAAGGGATTCTGATGAAACTTGGTATTACTTTTTAAGATAAACCAAACCGCCTTCGGGCGGTTTTCTTGTATTAGGAGAACCGAAAATGAAAGTGAAATGTAGTGCGTGTGGGGCGTTACATTCGTTGGACGCGTTGATTGCCAACAAAGCTGCCAGTGATGCGTTAAATGCGGCATTGTTAGTAAGTGGCGAGTTAGGCGAAGCCCTAATTCGTTATTTGGGGCTGTTTCGTCCTGCGAAAAGTTCACTCACGTTCGACCGTGTGGCAACCTTGCTGGGCGAACTCACACCGATGATACAGGCTAAGGCTATCAAACGTGATGGGCGTGAGTTTCCTGCACCGCCTGAGGCGTGGATTTATGCCATTAACCAAATGATGGCGAACCGTGTCAATTTTACCCTTCCGATGAAGTCGCACGGTTATTTGTTGGAAATTATTGCAGGCTACAAGCCTATCGGCACAGCGGTGGCGGTGCAAAATCCTGAGCAAAATCGACCGTTTGCAAGCAATAAAATGAACGCAATTAAAGGAGCGTTGGAATGGGGCAAAACAATCAATGGCTAAAACCTGTGCTAGCTCAAGGCGTGGCAATGTTATTGCTGTTACGCCTAAAAAATTCGCCAACGGAAGATGTGATACAGCCAACACTGGAGGCGTGGTATCGGGTGATCACTTATAAAAAGTCGTGGGATATGGAGTTGGATAAGGTGCGGTTTGAGACGGCATTTATGACACTTGGGCAGACTAGTGATTGGTTCCCTACGCCAAAACAACTGCTAGAAGCCTTGCCACAGCGTGAATATCCTGAGCTTCCGCCACCACCGCCCAAAAGTGTAGAAGAAATGGCACAGGAAAAGGCACAAGTGGAAAGTAATTTACAAAGATTGAAAGCAATTTTAAGAGGTAAACGATGAGAAAACGATTATTGCAGCTGGTGCATATTGGGAAAAGTCAGTTGGGAATGGACGATGAGACGTATCGAAGTCTATTATCTAAACAATTCTACCAAAATTCTGCGAAAAATATAAGCTATTCAGAGCTAGTGAAACTGGTCAAAATATTGCAACAAAAAGGTGCAAAAATTCGCTTACCGCATGATGTTTCACACCTTTCTGCCGTTCAGCGGAAATTGTGGGCAGTATGGAAAGTAGTGGCTGAGGAAAGCAGTTCGGCAGCATTGAATGCGTTTGTTGCTCGATATTATGCGGACGTTGCAGACTGGTGTGAGCTGGATAGTGAGCAAACGGCATCTATTATTGAGCAGTTAAAACAGTGGAAAAAACGAGTAGGTAAATGATGAATGAAGCCAAATTTGACAATAATGACTTTCAAACCAAAGCCCCTGATTTATTGGCAGATTTGGCGAAATATACGGTAATGGCGGTGCGTGAATGTTACCCCGAAATGGACGCGGAAACCGCGGAAAATATCGGCATGATTGTAGCATTGAAGACGGGCTACAACTGGGGAGGTTTGAATGTGTATGTGCCGAAATCAATGTCGCTTTTCGCCTGTGAGCGTGAAAAGCAAATTTTCAACGAGTTCACGGGCAATAATCACGCCTACCTTGCTAAGAAGTATGGTTTATCTTTGCAATGGATCTACAAAATCGTCAAACGCGTGCAGAAAGAAGAAATTGCCAAACGACAGTTCGATATGTTTGTCCAATCCTAAAAAACAAACCCAGTGACCGTAAAAAGTCGCTGGGTTTTCTTTTTCTCTATGTGTAACTCTATTTCATTTCGCCTTTTTCATTTCTTCCCACTTCATCCAAATTTTTCCCATTTATGTTGGATTATTTTTAGTAGTTATGTTGGATGGGTTTAATTAAGTTAAGCGGTCGTAAACGTGGATTACCTCTTAAAAAGAACACGGAAAGACGTGAAAATGATTGGATTACAGGCGAGTGCGATATTTATGTGCCAAGTCGAAAATTAATCATCGACACCAAGTGTTCTTGGGATATTGACTCACACCCTTTTTTTGCTGACGAGGCAGAAGAAAAAGCTAAAAAAGCTGGGTATGACGCACAAATGCAAGGCTATATGTGGTTATGGGATTGTGATGAAGCGCAAATTGATTTTGTTCTTCTCCCTACCCCTTACGACCAATTATCAAGCTATGACGATCCAAGCCGATACATTGACTTGGTTGAGCAAATCCCCCAAGAAAAACGTATCACCACCGTCACAATTAAACGTGATGAGAAAATCATCGAAAAAATCAAAGAGCGAGTAGAAATTGCTCAAGAATATTATCAACAACTCATACAGGAGATGAGCTAATGGCTCGTAATACCAACACCGTGATATTAGTCGGTCATTTAGGCAGTGACCCAGAAATCCGCCAATTCCAAAATGGCGGGCAAATTGCCACATTTAATCTTGCTATCGGTGATGATTACCGAGATAAACAAGGCAATACAGTTAAACGTACGCATTGGATACCCATTGTGGTACACGGCAACTCTGCTGATGTAGCAAGACAATATCTGCAAAAAGGCTCAAAAATCTGCGTAACAGGAAAGCTGGCAAGACCAAAACGGCAATAACCGCACCGCACTTAAAGTAGCGACACAATCGTTTGAAATGCTAGACTGCAAGGCAAGCAGTGAAACACAACAACCAACCAAAGACAAAGAAAAACTCGACCCATTAAGCGCAGCAGCTGAACAAGATGGGTTTAATGACGATATTCCGTTTTAGGGGGGGATATGATTAAAATCACCACAACATTAAATGAAAACCGCAGTAGCGCATCAACAACGGCAACAACAGCAAAACCACTTGTGCCTGTGTTACCTGTGGTAAATCTTGGTAATCAAAAATAGAAATTAGTATTTAACAAATCCGATAGGCGTTCCAAGTGAGCGCCTTTTATTTTAGGAGTGAGTGATGGATATTATTAATTTAATCAAACAGCAAACGCCCGAAGAACGACAAGCGTTATTCAATGAATTTATTAAACTCTTAAACAAAAAAAGAGAATATATTGATATTCCTGAGCGTATTGTATGCTCCGCTTGCCAAGTGTTTGTAGATGAAAGAGATGGTACAAATGAAGATGGCGGTGAGATTATCCATGAAGTATATGGTTTAAGACACTATGACCCATTCATGCGTAAGCAGATTAAAGAATTAGAAAAACAATACAAGTATGCTCTTTTAGATTGGGAACAAGGGTTTCTAACTAATAAAGGTCGTTTTGTAGGTCGTAAAGAAGCAATGGAAATTGCTAAAGCTCAGAACCAAGTAATTCGTTTATCTGGTTCACCAAACTCAGATATTCTGTTCTCAGAAGATTTATATTAGGAGTAAGCATGAAAGGATTCACAGAATGGCTATTATATGTATTGGCTGGAGTTTCTATCATTGTTATAGCTGGAGCTGGAATAGGATTATTTCTTGGCGTTGCGTGAAAAATTATTCGATTGGTGGTGTGATATGAGCGAATGGATTAATTGCGATGATAGATTGCCTGAACTTGGTGCTAATTATATGAGTGAAACGGTATTAGTTTTTTATGGTGAAATTGGCTCTATAAACATTAACTGCATGATGGGGGATAGATGGTTGGTAGATAGCGATGAAGTTACTCATTGGATGCCACCGCCTAAACCACCAATAGACTAAAATGGGCTAACTAAAATAAATCGTTATAACCGCTCTTATGGGCGGTTTTTTATGGAAGAGAATATGGAAAGAGAATTTTTTGATGAATACTGCAGTCCAGAATTATTAGCGTTAATAACTGGATATGTTTGTC